GGAAAAACACAAAATCACTTTGATGGTATCAATGCACGGGGTGACTGAATCAAGTCGTAAGGTGCATCCAATAACGCACCCAATGGCCGGTTATCCGATGCCATTATCATATTCACAAGTTGAAGGTGGTGTGAAGTGGGCAAACCGTTGTTCCTCATTTAATACCGTACATCGATATTTTCAATCAAAAGAATCTTGGAACATTATGGAACTACACGTTTTGAAGGTGAAGGAATATTCATCCGGCGGTCGTCCAACCGGACTCGACGATCCAATAAGGTTGAAGATGCTTCCAAATAATATCGGTTATGAATTCGGTGGTATGAATTTGATGCACGAACAAAAAACACAAAAAGAAGTTTTATTTTGATATATTCCTTGCTTATATTATTGGCAATCATTTTGATTTTTGGTCAAATAAAAAAGGCTGAAATTCAAATGGCACCCATTTTTGGAATAATGGTTGGCGTTTTATATTCATATACCGATGAAACTGAAGGTCGTGAACATTGGATTCAATGTTGTTTCTTTTTCTTATCAATTACCGTAATATGGACAAACCCGCCCAATGGCTTGAAATAGTTGCCAAAGATCACGCAAAGTGGATTAAACTTGTTGAATCATTTGGTGAATACCAATACAAAGACGACATCGTCCAAGAAGCATATTTGGCCCTTTACAAATACACAAATGCGGAAAAGATCATTCACAACGGCAAAGTTTCTGAAGGATACATGTATTTCACACTTAAAACGATCACATATCAGTTTTACAACGCTAAAAACAAAATTCAAAAGGTTTCCTTGGACGACGAAGAAAACGTTGTTTATTTGACCGCTGAAGACACAATCGAAGAACAAGAAGCATTTCACAAAATTTGTGTTCTTATTGATCAAGAAATGGAATCTTGGTCATGGTACAACCGAAGATTAACGGAATTATATCGTGACACGGATATGTCAATTCGAAAAATTGCCGCCGCGACAAACATAAGTTTTGTCAGTATATTTAACACACTTAAAAATTGTAAAAATGAAATCAAAGAAAAATTCCAAGAAGACTTCGAAGATTACAAAAACGGGGACTTCGACAAAATCCAAGAACCAAGAATTCGAAACATTCAAAAAGAACCATGAACAAGGTTCAACCGGTTTGGGTGACGATGTTGCCAAAATTACCCGGAAGACGGGAATTAAAAAAGTTGTGGACAAGGTATTTGATAAACTTGGTAAGGATTGCGGATGCGACAAAAGACAAGAAAAACTTAATCAAATATTTCGATATGAAAAACCCGAATGTTTCAATGAAGAAGATTTTAATATTGTAAGGAATGCAATCGAATCCAAACAAAATAAGTTCACAATTGAAGAACAAGAAAAATTTGTCGATATTTACACACGTGTCTTCACAAATTTAAAACGTCCGGAATGTACACCTTGCAGTTTTAAAAGTGAAGTTTACAATCGACTTGTAAAAGTTTACAACACATATAAATAAACACAATGAACAAAAAAATGCAAAACCTTAAAGAAATGGAATATTATGCAAATTTTAATTTGGTGGGTGAAGTACTTCTTAAATTGAAAAAGAAATATCCAAACAACGAAACATTGAAGGATGCAATATCCGCAATGACTGAAATCGGTTTTTTCGCAACTGAAATGATGCAAGCACAATATTATTATGAAAAATCACTTGAATCATATCGTTCCGACAAACACCGAGCAATTGAACGCGCAAGACGTGTTGAAGATGAAATCGAAAAACTAAGGGAAAAATGGGAAATTTAATCGTTGGATATATTGTTTTTAGATTCCTTGAATATATAATCAAAGAAATAATCATATGAGTGATTCAGTAAAGAAATGGCACGAAATGAAAGATGCCGGTTGGATTGAACCAAGATACGTTCAAAAAGAAGACGAAATCGTTTCAACCGTGATCCGTAAGTTTAAAAAACGATCACAAGAAGGAATTCGGGAATATGGTACGACATTGGCCGACAACCCGGACGGATTTTATAAATGGATTGACGAAGCGCAGTCCGAAGCAATGGATTTTATTTTATATTTAGAAAAAATTAAAAATTTAAACAAATGATGAATTTAATACCAATATCCTTTTTGATAATGTCAATCGGAATCCTTTTAATTGGAATCGGTGTGATTAAAGACGCATTCAGATGAAAGAAGCGACACTTGTAAAAATGCGAGATTATCATTAATAATTACTAACTTTCTCGCAAAATTACTAAGATTGTATTTGTCAGATTTCATAAAAGAACGTCTTAAAAAATTAGAAGATGAAAAAGAATAATGACATGCCGTTTGATTTTTGGAATTACGATATCAATCCAATTCTTGGATATCGATATCTTACAAGATTAAAAAAACGTAAACCAAGAAACCAAGAAAAAGACGACGAAATTAAATAATTTTGTTTATATTTACTTAAAGAAACACAATTATGACATACGAAGAAATATTTTACAGATCATTGACCGAACAAGAATTGAAGCGAACAATCACTTCCGGCGGACTTGATGCATACGGAAAACGATGCCAACAAGAACTTGACAGACGACACCAAGAACAAAACGAAATCACATCCTTATGATTACATTATTCAACGGCGAATCATATCTTGAAGGCGAAATCAATGCAATGGCCGCAGACGATCATTTTTATTATGGTCATCTTGGGAAGCACGCGTTGTCGTCTTCAGTATTAAGAAACATTTTTGACGATCCGGACAAGCAACTTCAATACATGAAGGGGAAAGGCGGGAACACCGAAGCATTGATGCTTGGTAAATTGACACATTGGTGTTGGCTTGAACCGGACGTTTTTTATAATCAAGTTTATACGGACTTACGTGGCAACACAAATGCATACAAAGAACTTGTTTCGCAACACGGTGCAGATAATGTATTCAAAGAAAAACATCGAAACATTGCGGAGTGGTTATGTCGTCGACTAGACAACAACGAAGAAATCCGGGAAATCCGAAAAGATGCTGACGTTGAGGTTGCAAGTGTAAAAATGATTGACGGTTTTCCGACACGTGGAAAGGCTGACATGATTAAGGACGACACAATATACGATTTGAAGACGGGTATCGTAACACCACAACAATTTGAATGGAAAGTTGACGCAATGAATTACGATCTTCAAGCATGGATTTACATGCAGTTATTTCCCGAATTGAAGAATTTTACATTCATTTACATAAACAAACACACACGCGCTCCCGGTATCATAGAAATGCCACAATCAGTAATTGACCGTGGTGGGGAAAAATACAAGACCGCCGTCGAAGTTTATATGAAAATATTTCATGGAAAAGAATTGGATGAAATTGAATTTTTGTTGGATCAATACGTTTACCGTGGAACTGCAAGATGAACAAAGACGAAATCCTTGAATATTATTTCCTTGCACTTAACGACATCCGAAACGGATCGTCAATTCAAGAATTGGAAGAAGCAATCAAGATATATGAAAAGGAGCAGCAATATGAGGCTTGCGCCGGCATACTGAAGGCAATAAAAGAAGTAAAATATACAACAATAAAAAATTTAAAGAATGGACATTAAAATGATAAAAAAGGTCGTTTCGGAATCAACCGGGATCAATTTAGACGACAAAGAATTAAATTCAAGACGAATATCGGAAAACGTCGAAGCACGAACAATGTACTTTAGTCTTGCAAGGGAATTCACACCGATGTCACTTGCCGACATAGGCAAATCAATAAAACCAAAAAAAGATCACGCGACAGTTCTTTATTCAATCCGTAAGGCAAAAGACGCAATTCGTTTCGACAAAATATTTAGAAACAAACTTGACGATTTAAGATCAAGGATTGAATTTATTCGCGCACAAATGGAAAATTCAGAAATTGATTTCCTTACTGCGTTGAATAAACTTGAACGTATGGAATTAAAGAACAAACAACTTATTGAAAGGAATACGGAATTAATAAAACAAATCGACACATTAAATGGCAAAATCAAACGACAAAATAAATACCTTATTGAAAACGGTTACTCAATCAACCGAAGCATCTTCAAAGAAGATTAAGGACGAAGTATGTGCGAAGTGTGGAATAAAACCCACAAAGACATTCTTTGACGGTCAAGTTAGTGAACACTTCAAAGGTTGCGATATTTATATCGGTGATCTTGATTTCAAACTAGCAGACGACACCAATGTCACAATCGCAGAAATAAAATATGTCAATTCAAGTCACAAATTTGTGGGGAAGAAGATATCATTTAATCAAGCGCGTGAATATTCAGCAATGACCGGAGTGATTGACAACCTTGGAAGGGAACAAAGAACTTATGTATTCGAAGCACACGAAGTCGAAAAACCTTACATTGCAATTGTTCCATTCTTAAAACCCACGGGAAAAGAACGACACGCATTCGACTTTATGGACATAGACAATGCAAAACTTGTATATATATTTAAGGACGATCAGTTTGGTCGTTGGTTGGCCGGTGATAGATATGTCGGAACAGAAATGCGGAACTCATTAAAATGCGTATGAAGTTATTCAATAAGGATTGTATGGAAGCCATGAAGGAAATGGAAGACAATCAGTTTGATTTGGCGATTGTTGATCCGCCGTATGGAATAGATGTGAATAAAATGACACTTGGATCGGGAAAATATAAATCCGACAAACAATGGGATTCAACAACCCCCCCCCCAATTTTATTTTGATGAATTATTTCGCGTCACAAAAAATCAAATAATATGGGGTGCTAATTATATGATTGACAAGATTAAAACACCTTCAATGGGATGGGTATATTGGGACAAAATGAATGGAACGTCTGACTTCTCGGATGGGGAACTTGCCTTCACATCATTCAAACGGGCCTTGCGTTCGTTTAAATACAATATTTCGTCCGATCGGTCACAAAGGTTTCATCCGACACAAAAACCCGTAAAACTTTACGAATGGCTTCTTATGAATTACGCAAAGGAAGGCAACAAAATTCTTGACACACATCTTGGGAGTGGATCAATTGCAATTGCTTGTCACAATCTTGGATTTGATTTGACCGGATATGAAATCGATCAAGAATATTTCAGCGCAGCCGTCAAGCGATACCAACAACACAAAAATCAATTAAGAATATTTTGATGGTTGATTTAATCCTTGACTTCGGTTTTATTGCATTCGGATTTATAATGGGTATGGCTTACGCATTTAACAAGAAATGATTTTTTTTATTATATAATTAAATAATTAATTTTTATTAATTCATGGACGGTCGTAAAAACAACGGAGGACATTCAACAAAAGGATTCGCGGGACGTAAACCCAAGGCGGAAGAAATCGAACTTATTGAACGATTGTCCCCATTGGATGACATGGCATTCGAAGCCTTAAAAGACGGCATTAAAAATAAAGATTTCCGATACGTCAAATTATTCCATGAATACCGATACGGTAAACCAAAAGAAACAAAGGACATCAATCTTGATCAAGATGTTCCATTCATCATTGAAATGGACTAACCATTCCCATTTCGTGATTCCAATTTGGAAATAAAGAAAACCGAAGCATTCCGAAAAATCTTCAAACTGAAGAAACGCATCCGCTTAATTCGTGGGGGATCGGCTGCGGGAAAAACAATTTGCATCCTTACCACAATGATCAACGAATGTATGAAGCCGAATAAGGGGTTCGAAATGTCCGTTGTGGCTGCGACATACCCAATGTTAAAAAGGGGCCCGGTAAGGGACTTCAAATTGATTATGAAGGCACTTGGAAGGTTTCGTGATTCACGTTGGAATCAAACAACACTTAAATACACGTTTTCAACCGGGTCAACCATTGAATTCTTTTCAAATGAAAATCCGGATCGAACACGTGGTGCAAGACGTTCACATTTGTTTGTGAATGAGTGCAACGTCGGTATTGACTTCGAAGCATTCAATCAATACGCAATTCGTACATCTGAAATCATTTGGTTGGATTACAACCCGTCACAATTGTTTTGGGCGGATCGTGAACTTGTTCCAAGGGACGACGTTGATTTTATCACGGTAACTTACAAAGACAACGACACGTTGCCACAAACAATTCTTGATGAATTCAACATCGCAAGACAAAAGGCAAAAACATCTGAATATTGGCGGAACTTCGTCAATGTGTATTTGGAAGGTAAAATCGGACGATTATCCGATGTAGTGATTCCGGATTGGATTGAAATGCCAAAACTTCCCGAAGACGCAAGACTTCTTTGTCATGGCTTGGATTGGGGTTACTCGATCGATGAAACAAGTTGTGTGGCATTATACAAGCATAATGAATCATATATCTTCGACGAAGTGTTGTATCAAAAAGGAATGTTGAATTCAAACATTTCCCAATATTTAGAAAACAACAATATTAAGGGACAATTGTGGGCGGATTCCGCAGAACCAAAATCAATTGCTGAATTGCAATCGTATGGTCACACAATCAACCCGGTTACCAAAGGACGTGATTCGATAATCTACGGCATCAACTTAATAAACCAAAACAAGATATTCGTCACATCAAGATCAAAAAATCTTATTTCTGAACTGAACGGGTATGTGTGGTCA